GTAATCTTCGTTTGCTTATTCACATCTAGGCGTAGTGATTCAATAACATTTCGGAGATATTGAAACTCTCTGGAGTAATCAACCTGTTTATGCATCTCAATATTGCGAGAAGTCTTGCATGAAGAAAACCATATTCCCGACATCAGGAACATGGTTATATAAATCAAGGCTTTCATAATCCCAGGTATTTAACGATTCCTTCAATATGTATCTGAGCAACTGCATCTTTACCCTCCCGAGACAAAAGGTACTCAACGTCCTCTTTATTGTCCTGAAAGAAGTTCTCTGTTAATACAGCCGGACAATTAGTATCCCGACAGATGGCAAGATTCTGTTCCCAGTATTCCCGTCCGGGCATCTGCTTTCGGACGGGAACCGGAATACATTCTGCTACTTGTCCCAGGCAGTCTGCTAATTTTTTGCTGTTACTAGAAGCATTATTCGATACAAACACGCTCCAACCTTTTGCGCTCATCCAAGAACTACCATTGCCGGCTGCATTACAATGAATAGATACAAGGATAGCTTTTTTACCTGCTTCCTTGTAAATAGCATTAGCCCGTCGGCATCGCTCAGACAATGGAACATCTGTATCCTCTTTAACGATGCGCTCGGCATCAATTCCCAACTTGCGCAATCCTACTACTACCATATCGGCAATCTCTCTTGAATACGCCCACTCTCTCAATCTTCCGTCCGGTGAACGTTTACCAGGTGTATTTTCACCGTGACCATTATCAATCAATACTTTCATATCTTTTCCTCTTTATCTAATTCGTTCTCGATTCTATCAATAATTCCCTGTACATGTGTAGGCGTGGCCCGTTTAAATTCAAAGCGTATTACATGATAGATAATACGAAACCCTTTGTTTTTAGGATAAGCAATAATTAGATTCTTAAATGCGTTCTGAAGATACACATAAGAGAACACATACGTAATAGTCTTAATAACTAACAATGAGTTCTCACCGTCTCCTATCAAGGTCATAAAGGAGAAGACTACCTCAATGATTATAAGATAGAGGAGAAGTTCGACCAAGGCATTTTTAAACTTATCCCACTTAAAGTTTTTACAACGTATAATTGAAACACCATCAGCCCTCATTCCGCACCAAATATTAAATCCAAACATTACAACTAATGCTATAAGAAAACCTTTAGTCGGCGTTAAATAAGCAAGAAGAGAACTGAACATCGAAACGAAAATAATTCGTATCTGGTCTACATTAAATAACTCATATAACCATCTCATAATATTAATCATAAAGTTACTACCAATATTGAAAACACAGTAATCAGCCCAGGAAGCAAAACAGTAGCTAATGCGTCAAGCCAATCAAAGATGAACCCGCACTTTTTCTGAATGTACTCAACCACTATTGCGGCAATGGCGGTTGTCGTTAAAGAAACAATAGCAGATTTACAGAAATCAATGCCTAATAGAAGGAAACAGAAAACAAGCATTACAACAAAGACGAACATCCCGGCTTTGACGTGTGCCGGTCGGTTAGATTGCAAAAGCCAATCATACAATACTTTTATACCCATACTCATAGCGTTTAATTATTAATAAAATATTCTGTATGGAACAAATGTATTGAGTATAATAACGAGTTTTACAAAAATGGAAAATCTTGGAAATCAATTCTATGATAAATATCTATAAAACAAGACATTATAATTTTCACTTTTTCCATAAATAAAAAAGGGATGCTTGATAAGCACCCCTAAACAACCAACAGATTGAACTATTAATCCGTAAACATATACACGGAAAGATCAACCTTTTCTATTTCGTCTGAAATCGTATCTCCATACATTGTAAGACACACCCGATAACGGTCAATACTTCTTTGAATCTGTTGCAAGGTAGGTTTCTCGGGATATTCCGAACTGGCAAAAGTTACCAGTTCTTCACCATTCTCACTGGTACCAACCACCCGGAAGTGATGACGTACAATCCAAGTTCCGTCCGGCTGTTGCTCGATAGGCTTAGCAATCCCACGCGGTAAGATATTTTTTTGATCCATGTCTTTTGATATGTTTAATTAGTTGTTTTCTATGGTTATATTTATTCTTCAATACAAACTTTTCAAAATGTCCTTCGATATAAACATATTCCCACCATTCAGGAAGTAACATCGCTGCAATTCTACGGCGGATATTGTACGTTGCAAAGTGTTTCATCAGGCCATAATAAGAGTTCATCGTACTCACAAACTTCTCAACATACGCTTCTGCAAATCCATTTTCAGCTATTCTATTAAATTTCCTGACAGCGTTATATGTGTTACCAACCACCCTGTCAGATACATAAATTCTACCAGGCAAAATGAACGCCCCTACAAACAAGACTCCTTTTTTATAATGCTGAAGATACAGTTTGCGTGGATGCAACCGTAAAAGGAGTTGTTCTTTCAGGAAACCATCAAGAAGATGGACTTTGGACAATATTTCTTCCGGTGATTTCACTACGATACAAAAGTCATCAACAAAGCGTACATAATACATGAATCCCAGTATTTCCATCACGAAATAATCATATACAGACGCCAGAAAGTTGGCTATGAGTTGCGACGGCAGGTTCCCGATAGCCACTCCCCTGTCAGGGTCATTATGAAACAGACTTTTATTACTGGGAAGTTTGTCCCACATGGAGACGGGAGAGCGTCTGATACACTTATTTTGTGGACAATGAAAGATAGTAACGGCTAGAAGGTAAAGCAGACATTCAATATCATCGCCTTTATAATTGTCCCTTACGAATATGTTCAGCATTTCCCATACCAACGATTTCGAGATAGACATGAAGAAACTGAACAGGTCATCTTTGAAAATGTACGCATCAGCAGTATAATTCTCACTGACCTCGACTATCATGTTATTCAGATAGTGCACGGCAGACAAGCATCCCTCACCTTTCCGGCAGTTCTTCGAGACGTTCCCTTGTTCCCGAAAACGTTCCTCTAAAATCGGCTCGATACGAAGAGCGATCCAGTGATGGACAACACGATCAATGAAAGCGGCGGCAAAAACCTCCCGATATACCGGGTAAGTCCGTATGAATACTTTTGAAAAGTCCGGTACATATTCACCGTAAATAATAGAATACCATAGCCGCACCAATGCAGACTGATAATCATTATAAAACTCAACACAATCCGTACTCGTTCTTTTCTGCCTGGCACAATCTTCGGATGCTTCGAAAATACTGCTAAGAAGTATGTCATAGATTATATTACCTGTTGCGGCGAGGGGACGAACCCGGTTCGCGTTCTGGCGGTTGTTCGTGTTGACGTTGCCGTTGTTGAAGTTCACGTTCCAACTGCTGGAAGCCGTTGCATCCGCTATCTTAGTCTTTCCCGGCTCATCACCGGGGGGATGCCCAATAAATAATTCTAATTGCTCACTCATAATCCCCTTGGCGATTATGACTCCGGCTTTGCGACTTGTTGCGATCCGTTAGCTTTTTGCCGTTGGAGATCTGCAACCGTTTTTTTGTACCAGCCGGTACTTTGCTTACCGATACTCTCTGCAAGCAGACAGATTTCGGCTGTTTGAGTCAGGCTGGTCAAATGTCGTTCTTCACACACTCTTAGCAGTAATTTCAATGCATCAAACTCACACAAAAACTTCATCAGATAATCTGCACGGTGCTCAAGGTTCATATCTGTATTTGCATAACGGATATATTCGCAACAATGAACGGCAAGCATCATCAACTCCGTACCAAATTCATACCGGAACGCCTTGGGGAATTGTTGCCGGGCATCAATGATAAGGTTCAGAAGCTTATACATCGAATTTGATATAGGAAGGTCTTGTGTAAGTGCCATGTTAATTTTTTAATATTTTAATGTATGTATTAGAGGGCGCAAAGTTAATAACTGTAAAGCAATTAACACAATTTTAGCTCAAAAAAGTGAAACCAAAAAGCCCCTACCGGGGCTTTTATTTAGTTAACCCTCTAAGGGATAAAGAATTAAAGGGATAAAGTGTTTATTGCGGCGAGGGGACGAACCCGGTACGCGTACTGGCGGTAGTTCGTGCCGACGAGGCCGTTGCCGAAGTACACGCTCCAACTGCTGGAAGCGTCATATTCGGTACTAGACCAATACCAGTCGTTTGTAAATATATTTTGATTGCCAAACATAGAAGTTATGAGCTCATTGATTTCGGTTTTATACTTGGCCATAAGCATAAGTTCACCCAATGCGGGCAGGTTCCACACGGTTGTATCTTCAATTCCGTCAGATTCAAGCGTACAGGCTTTATAGGCTCTGGCAACTTCGGCGGCAGGGGCACCGACAGTTCCCTGGGTGTCCTTGACGCCTGCAAGGGTTTCTATTATAACATCGGTATTTTCTTTGCCGTCGAACGTATCATAGAGTCCTTGGTTACCACTGCCGTAGTTTTTCAGGCCGCGCAGGTCTGTGCCGTAGCCGCCCCATTTGAAGGTTTTCGTACCATCGGCGGCGACACAGTCGCTTTTGGCGATAATGAACTGGTGACACTCGGCACGTAGCCGGATACCGATACGGATATACTTGGAGCGGTTATTCGCGCTCATGGAGTTCCATTCGGAAGCCGTGAAAAAGACTTGTTCACCGTCTTCGATTCGAAGCGTAGCCAAAGAAAGGTCAAGAAGTGTACCTGCCCATTGCATATACTTGGCGATGTCACTCGCCGGGGTATTTTCATTGACGGTTGTAAAACCGATTGATTGCAAAGCCGCAACTTGGTCTTGTTTATTCAGGCGCATAAGCATTGCGTTAGCGATATTTTTATCCATTTTATTATATAATTTTAGGTTAATACTATTCAGAAGCAACAGCTCTCACATGGAGAAGATTTGAATTTTTGTTTTGGTTCGTAATACGTCCGGTATTCAGTTCGAAAGTCCAGGCGGAATTATTATCCCAAATCGTACTTGACCAATAATACTTATCGGTCATCAGCATGGAATCACTGCTCCAAAAGGTACGCATCATCTCATTGATTTTATCACGGTAGCGGTACATCAGAAGCATTTGACCGGATGACGGAAGGAACCAGTTGGATTCATCCTCGATACCATCACTTTCCAAAGTGTAGGCACGGTAGGCGCGGGCGGCTTCGGCAGCTGGCGCACCGATCACACCACTATTATTTTGGTCTTTCAGAGTTGCGATAATAAGGTCGGTATCTTCCGCACCCGTGAAGCAGCCATACATGGCGCCCAGTCCTTTTTGATTCAGGCCGTCTATGGCTTTGCCCTGACCGCCCCAGTAGAAGGTGGTAGTCATGTCGGCATTATAGCACTCCTGAGCGGAAATTACGAAGGAGTGTCCGTGGGCACGGATACGAAGACCGCGTTTGATAAACAACTGTTTGTTGGTAACCGTGAGGGAATCCCATTCCTCACGGGTGAAATACCATTTGGAGTTATCCGAGATGCGGTTACAGGCAAGATTCAAATCAAGCAAGCCAGCGGCCCACTTGATACGTTGTCCAAATTCAGATGCGCGGGAATTCTCGGTGACATCCGAGAAGCCCACGGCGTTCAGTGCTGCCACTTGTGCCTGTTTATTCAAGCGAAGCAGCGTTGCGCTTTGTTCATTCGTCATAGTTACTTGTTAATTAAATCATTAATATCCATATTGTCTTCAGCAAACCGTTCGAGATATTCCTCGTAGGTTTCGCCGTTATAATATTCAAGGACTTCATTGATGTTGTCCAACGTTACGTTATCGTAGTACGGTTCTCCGCCATAAGACTCATTATTGAACCAGTTGATCAGGTCGATGTAGGCATCTATGACGGTAAGGATGACAAGGCCGTCAATACCGGATTCAAGGGATTCGATTTCATCCGTTTCACGGATAACTGTCAGTTCATACGTGCCGTTGACTACCGGTTTATCCTGTCTGTTGCCGTCCTCATCCATTCCGGCAACTCCATATTCGAGAATGGCAAGAAGCTCGGAGCCGTCAGCCTTCAGGGTCATGTTCGAGATACGGAGCATGGAAAGTTTACGGGATGCCGCTTGTGAAGCGAGGACGTCACGGAGCATCTGAATGGCGTCAAGTTGAGGCGACGTTTCAAGACGCAGGCGTTGGACGTTCGGCATGGATTCTATTTGCAGGCCGGACGGGGCGGAAAGACCGGTATAGGTCAGTTCAGGAAGACCGACAAAACGGAGGCTTGTCATTGTTGGTGGAAGAGAGATGTCATTAATCGGAGAAGTCTCTGCAAGAGTGATGTTCTCCAGTTTGCTACCGGACGCATTGATATGGGCGATACGTGGGCATTTGTCGGTAACGAGCGTAACGATTTGTGTGTTCCGGATATCGAGTGATACGAGGAAGGGCATTTCGCCGCAGTTCAGCGAGGTAAGCGGTGCGTAAGAACCGATGGATTGTTCTGTATGGGTGTCAGAGCCCAAGATAAGGGTTTCCACAAGTTGCATGGCGGAGAAGCTCACCGTACTTGACAGGGAGATTTCAGACAGGTCGAGCAGCTTCATGCGGTCAGCCTGATAGATATATAGCAAGGCGCCTTCCTCATGTGAGAAGTTGGTGAATACATATTCTTCGCCCGCTTCAAGGAAGCAGCTTTCGGAAAGGTTGCCGCTAGCGTCATTGCCGACACCGAAGTAACCGTTTTTAGCAGCGACAATCCGGATGGTGGCGTTTGATTTGGAAGATACGCGCCCGGAAATTACACCGCTGAAGAAATCACCGGTTTGGAAATAACCGTCCCGGATACGCCAGCGTCTTTCGATGAAGGACGGAAGGGCGGTAAGTCCAAGACCTTGGAGGGCGTAGAAATAGATAGCGTCAGAGGTGGCGGTATAGGAGATGTATTTCCGTTCACCATCGTAAGAACTAACCAGTTTCTGCCATTTCTTGAGCCGTTTGTCAATGAAGAAATGCGTAGCTCCTTCGGGTGAGAACGGGTGCAGGGTGACGCCATCAATGGTCGCCTGAACGTTACGCATGGCGGCGGCAACAGTACGTAGGGAGAGTTCCGTACCGGATGAGTCAATCCACACTGTTTGTTGGAGATAGATGTTATTAAACAGAACGGAGCCGTAGCCAGCATAAGGGTTAGTGAATGTTTCATCGCTCGTCCGGTTGGGATCCACCTCGGCGTCAACCGTGCAACCACCGTCGTTATCCTTGCTGTTGAGCGTATCGCAGTCATAGATTTTATTCAGGTACATGCGCATGGCATCCTCGGAGCTGTACACACCGTCCGTTACGGAAGCATACTCTTCCAAGAACCACATCGGCTGCATATTCTTGGCACGCTGATCCGTGGCGGCAAGGTAGTCGGTGAAAATATCATAACTCAAGACACTTTCCGGACAGGCGTATTTATACATGTTTTCCTTCCATGTTTTTTGCCAGTTCCCACCTTTGGAATAATCACAGGAATCACAGAAGCGTAACCACCGGTAGAGGCTATACGGCACTTTCTTACCAAGAGCATAGTCAATAGCGAGCTGATCGTCATCAATAAGTGATTCAAAATAGTAGGTCCATGCAGGGAAGGTATCGGCAGAGATAGTTCCGTTATCCACGAGTTTTTGAACCCATGAGGACTTGTCCGTTTTCATGGCCATCATATCCTGAACAGAACCGACGCCCTGAAACCAGTCCATACCTTGGTAGTTAAGAAGTTCGAAACCTTCAACCGGATTCAGGACGTCACCGGTGACATTCCATTTGCCGTTTTCATACTTCATGGAACCGGACTGCTTTTTCCATGAGCTGTCCTGATACCTCATTATCCGGTACGAACTACCGCAATACAGGGAAAGCAGGTACACGCTGTCCGTATCGAGTCCGTCAGTCTGTTTGAAGCGTATCTCAATTGCGTCTAAAGTTTCGTCAGGAGTACCGAAGAACTCTATGAAGTCACCATAATTCAGGCAACCTTTGTTATAGCCGGGGGTATCTTTGAAGCCGAGGGCGAACTGTTCCCCTTTGTCTTCTTTCCAGTTGCCTTTGGCATGGAAATAGACGTTTTGCAGGCTGTCATCCTTACACCGATAGGTGGCTACCGGGTGATTGGCGGTAGAGTGGTTCATCTGCAAGTCTTCGATATGCAAGTCACCGCTGTCAAATGTTCCGTCAAATGCACGTTGGACAGGTGTCATATAGTTACCACCTAAGGCACGGTATGTAACGTTCATCATTTCACAGGCGCCGCAGTCGTTCGCATTGCCGGAATCGGAGTAATCGACTTTTACGGTAATGACATCGACCGGGATTGTATTATCACCGACCTGTACTTTGTTGATGGCAGCCAAGGCTATTGCACGGCGTCCTTCCTCCGTCGTATCGTCCGGATTAAGTAGTATGATTCGAGTGTCCTTGTTTTTGCCTTTGCTCTTGGCGAGGTAGTAGCGTTTATTCTTTACCGGGCGTTTGGCAGAGGTGGTTCCCTGGTTGCGGGTTTGGACACTCACGGCCTTGAAGTTACGCCACGGGCGTTCGGGGTCAAAGTAATAGAGCGTGATGTATATCTTCGTACTGGTGGAAGTGGTGCCGTCCAGTGCTTCTATATCGGAGCCTTCATAGGGGCATTCGACAATGTAAGGCATACCGCGTGAATAGATTTCGGCAGCCGACGGGCGGCTTTGGGTACTACCCTCGGCTGTCTGGCTTTTAAGGATGTCCTCAAAGGCGTATTCCTTCACCATTACCTCTGTATCGGTCAGACGGACAAGGTAGTTCTTGAACGCCTGTGCCCATTCCATATAGGAGTTCCAGGCCATCATGTAATAAAGATACAAATCACCCAGTTTGCCGTCCATCGTTATATACTTGGTCTGAATCAGGGAGCCGCCGCCCGGAACATAACCAAGGCAGGCGACTTCCTCACCGTTGAGGAAGAGTTTCATCATGGAATACCGTGTGCCGTCACGTTCAACGTAGTTGCTTGCAGGTTCAACAACCACGGCTACGGTTATCTTTTCACCCTGTCGATAGGCGCGTTCTTCACGACGGGAAACGCCATTGTTACAGAAGATGCCGACCACCCGGCCGGTGACATAGAAGCCGGCACCGGACGTTTCGTCATAGCAGCTAAGGAGCAGGGCATCATCATCGGTCACGTTCTTGGAAGCGAAAGCGAATTGGATGGCGGCACCGTTGGATTCGATGGACGAGCCGGCAAACGGGGCATGGTTTAATGACACGCCCACATTCTCGGCTACGCGAAGGCAGTTCTCACCCAAGAATGTGCCAAAACCGTTGGTAGTCCAGTTGGCACCGTCCACTTTCATTTCATAATTACCGCTGACAATGCTATGGTCAGTTTCCTGATTGGTACGGGATGAGAAGTCAAAGTTATAGATGGCGCCTTCTTTTATGGCGGCGTCAATGGCGGAACCGCTAACTGTCACCCGGACAGGTTCGCTAGTCACGTCCTTGCATACGGCAGTATAGTTGACCGTATCGGTGCCGTCAGCCTTGTAGCCCTGCAGTTGTTGTTTGACCTGATAGGTTTTGTTACGACTGGCAGCAATTTGTGTTACCTGCACGTTATTGGCTTTCACGCTGACGGGTGAAGTCATTTCCAACGGGTCATAACAGGCAACATCAAGTTCTAAGGTTTCGTACAGTCGGACTACTCCACCGTTTTTATCATCGTATCTCAAGGCAACAAGAGGTGTGGAACTATTCGGGTCAATTACCATGACAGCCGTGTAGATGACATTTCCTTTCACTCCGGATGCGACATCCGTTCCTTGGATGCGCAAGGGATAGGTACCGTGTTCTAGGCCGAGGGAAGCAGGGCGGATTACAACGGAGTGCGAGTAGTTGTCATTTACAACGGTGGTAGACAGGGATTGCCATTCACCATTAATCTTGATGTCAACCTGGGCACTGATACCTTTATCAGAGGTGTTGTTTCCGAACTTATAGAGTGGAAGGCTGAAACTTTCAGTTGTCGGAGTAAGCAGAGTTTCAGGGGTATAGTTGAGCACCTGCACACAGGTACAGGTAATATCAACAGCTGTTACATTGACATTCTTGGAACCGGTGTTGCCGCTTTCGTCAGTGGCTATCAGCTTGAATTTCCGAGTACCGGCAGCCGTAAAGTATGTGGTGAAGTCCAGTTCAAAGGAGAAGTCCTTCATGTCACCGGAAGATGCTTTGTTGACGGTTTCAGTCCAGACGGTAAGCCCGCTTTCACGGTCTACGAGTTCCAGTTTCTCAATCAGGTTGTCAGAGGATTCGACACCGTTCGAGGTCACGGAACGAATGGCGGCAAAGGTTCGTAGCGTGGAGCCGTAAGAGCCATAGACAGGTGTCGACTGGAAAGCAATGGCAACAATGGTACCACCAGTTTGACCGCCGCCACCCGTGCCGATAGCGAACTGCACTTCATCGCCAAGGGTTTCACCGGCAGCGTTCTTCATCTGAAGTTTTACAATGCCTTCTGTTTCCACGTTTACGTCGAGGTTGGCCGGAACATAGGCATAGGCGCCACCAGTTGAAAAGGCGTCCTTTCCCCCTTCCGCCGGTTCATCGGAAGTTTCAAAAACGGAACCGCCACCACCATTCCCGAAGGGTTTCCAAAGAGAAGGGGTCGCAAAATCGGACACAGCACCCTGGAACTGCCGGGTTTCCATTTCATACTCGCCTGTTTTGTAAGTAATGATGAGACCCGTTCGCTCATATTTGACGCCAGATTCCTGTTGATAGGAGACAATGGCGGCAATAGCGGTTTCAAGGGTATAGTAGCCGTCTTTCAATGGGCGGATCTCATCAACAATGACGATGGGGTGTGTTACATCGTCAGCGGGCGTGCCGCTCTTCATATCCTCAAGGGCTTGCTTATCCTCGGCGGACAAAAGGCCGGCTTGTTCAAGGGTAGCAGAAGGCAGACGGAAGCTGTCATCCGTTTCTTTACCGGTTGTTTTGGACACTTTCTTAAAATACACATCGAGATAGGAAGCGTCAGACAGGACGGAGAAAGAACCCGGTTTGATTATATCGGAAGGGATATTTTTCATTGTATCTTCCAAAGACTTTCCACGGTTGCCGGGGAAAGCTTCTTCTTCACCTTCCCCAAGAGACAACGGTTCAGGCAGACATTCAGAAGGAACTTTACTTTCTTCGTTCAAAGGAGCGATACCGTTCGCTTTTCCTATCCTTTCCTCAAAGTCATTTATTACAGAGGTCCATTTGCCCCATGTAACACTCTCATTGGAAACAATACCTATTCGTGAGATTGTACAAACTGTACCTAAATATACACCTTCGGCATTGTCTGACATGGTAGCCAGTTGTATACACGAAGTGAATGATTGACAAACCTTATTAAGCTCCAACCGTTCAATTTGTATATTTACAGGAATCTTAGACGAATCAACAGACAAAATACACCGATAATTCCCAATAGAAGAATCCCCGGAATACATTGTTTTTAATTTATCTTTAAAGCTACCAATAGTAGTAAAAGAGCCAATACTTTTAAATGGGTCAGTCAAAGGATTGGATTTATCAGACACTCCTGTTATACGTTTCAATAACTCGGCGTCTCCATCCGATAAATCTTTTGCAATCTTATTGATATTCTCCACTAATGCATCAAAATCACCATTCACCATTTTAGCAATGGTACTTGAAAGTAAATCAATAGATATTTTCCGACCGCCACTAACTTCAACGTACATATCTTTGGATAGCTCTGTTGTATCAGTCAGTTGCTCTATTGTAAGACTGTTTGTCTTCAACGCTTGTAACACAAGGCTAATAATCTGTTGTTTTTCTGTTTCTGTCATAATTCTCTTTTTTAATCATTTTCATATACCCATACAAGCTCAATGGTCATACCAAGATTATCTATGTCGCAATCATAGACATTATCAAGATAAAGTTGGAACTCCTTCAGAGCACCAATATCTCCACCGTTAATACCTTTCAAGACACATACACCATCCCTACTGATTACACTCCCTTCAATGAGGTTAGTATACGAATCTCCTTTATATAGTACAGCACGCAAATTTATCGAACCGTTGTCCAAATCGTTCTTTAGTCTATCCAGTCCATTAACTGTAAGTTTACCGTAACCTCTTCTACCAATATACTTGTTATCTATGTCAGTCGTCTTGATTGCAATCAAATCCCAATATGAATTTTCATCAACACCTGGGTGATGAATACTGTTGACAGTAACCATAGTATCACTATTAATAGAAACTCCAGTATTAGGAATAGCCTTAGTCATATTGATATATGCTCCGACCTCTGCAACCCCACTTTCTGAACCATACTTGATACTACGCATTCCTTCATCATCTGCTATCCTATAAGCACCGCTTTGTACACACCTCATAGCAAGCTGGTTATTCCATTCCAAAACTGGATTCATCGTTCTTACCTTCTGTAACATTTGATTGAACACAAAACTCTTCAATCCCTCTATTTGCTGGTTAAGTTCCGGAACATTACTTTCCTTTCTGGTATATCGAACACCATCAAAGTAGACGTAATTACAGCATAAGACACGATTCAATAATTCAGCAAACCACACAGGGCATCCCATCCCATTTCCAAGCGTGAATAATACTGTTGTATATTCGTGGCTGAATAGCTCAACAATATCCTCATCAGAGGTCACGAACTGCTCATTATCCACACCGAACGTCCATCCGTTATCTTTGAAACCACCAGGAACGCGAAAATCAAAAAAGTATTGCATCCCATCTATCCACCAGACAGCATCAAGACGCTGCTTATTATCTTTCATTGAATACTGAATAAGGCTGGTTTCTGATAACTCACATTCATCGTCCGTAACTTTAAAAATCTCACTCGTATTCCCATTAACTGTTACAGTATAGTATCCACATGGAAGCAATGAAATGTTATAGAAATAAAGAATCTTATCATCATTCATCTTCCATGAGCTTAATGATACAGGTGTAGATATATTACTTAAAAGATTATTAATGTAAACTATAGGCTCCTGCTCTTTGGCTGTCAAAATCAATTCAACAAAAATCCTGTCTGTACGTGCGAATAATTGCACATATTTACTCTTCGCTCCAAATTTATCGGTAGACGGAGAAAAAAACAGTGGGGTAAACGGGCTTATAATCATATTTCTAGGCTTTTGTTATTGAACGGACAAATAAATCATACTTCACTCCCTCGTTTCTCTCAACTGTACTACTCACCTCTTTGATGTAGCCCTCGTAAACTAGATCATCTTTTAAGATTTTAATCGTTTCATCATCTGTTGGTGGAATATCTTCATTATAAGTTGTGAATGAAACATCTCCACAAGTTATAATACCACTTTCAACGTTAAAATCATCTTTCATTCCTATACCATTGACAACAACATCACTATTACCGTCAGAAGAAGAATAAGATAGTTTTTTAGTGAACATACCAATATAGCCGGCATTTGCTTGCAATATGCCTCCTTGCCAATACATGGTATTAAACATCGTTTCAGGATCAAGTACACCACTTATTTCCCAACCGCTCCTTATAAGCCTATACTCTTTATATGTTTGTACTCCGCCATTATCATGTAATGTAGTACTGGCACAAACAAAAAACACATCATTGTCACTTTCACTATCCGTTGTATCTTGGCCTCTCTTTTGCGATAAGAATTCAATTCCATAAACATCAGCACGGTAAGGGCTAATCAACTCTAATACATTATCAGTTATATCAATGCCAGTAGTATATTCAGTAGTAAATCGGAATTCGTCACGACCATTCATACTTTCATAGTCCTGTTTATCATATCCTACCCTAACCAAAGAATATATTCTTGATGAATCAACCTTATACTCAAAACTAGAAAAGCTGCTGTTTAAATCCTTTACATTGTTATCACTAAACAATTTGTCCCGGTGTTTAAAAAAAACAGTGACACCATTGATCACAGGCACAAAGCCAAAAACTGTTTCCATCCAGTTTTTAAACTTTGTATAAGAAGTATATAGCTTAGCTTGGGGGATTCCACGAATACTCTCAGCAGCTAATATCACGCAATTATCTAACCTTTCATCAACACCTGAAGCTATTTCACCATAGATACCTTCATTTCCACCATTCATGCTTTTAAGCAATCGGTTTAACACATCAATAGGTCTTATTGCATCCACATAGATAGGGTTAGCTCGAGAAGTAAAGCGTGTCTCAAATTTGAAATTACGAAAATAAATATTGCCAGTAGAAGCATTAACTCTGTTAAATGTTACCTTCAAATCAAAAAATAAAGCCTGCCCTTTAGTCAGATGAATCTTGATGGATTCATTCAGATTACTTGGAGTAACATCCCCCTTATTATACCCCCATCTTTTCAACTCGACTAAACGACCATCTTCGTAACGCCCACCTAGAACAATTTCAGCTTTAGTTGTATACGCATCACTATAACTGATATAGTATTCAAAACTAAAATTCAATACTATATCAATGTCGGACAAGGCTTTAACAAATACATTTGGATCATCTTTCGATTCCTGTGGTGCATCATAAAACTCAAGAGGTGAATCCCGTGACGGAAGTTCACCACCTGAAATATATAAGGGAAGCGAATATGTTATAGCTTCTACATATATTCCTTTGTCAATTACAATATATTGCAAAGAAGCATCATTTTCTACAGTATTACCACCTAATGTATGCGGTTGACTATAATTCATACTTACAGAATCATAATAAAGCTGATATACATCTTTTATCTCATCTACCGAATATTCGTACTGCGTTCCTTTGTTAGCCTTTATGATATTAGCGACACTATCATCTATCGAATTAATAGAAACAGTATTTCCATCATAGGTCAATGAACCGAAATCCAGTCGGCAACTGAAGAATTCTTCATAAGTATGAGAATTAGTTATAGTATAAACAGTGATACTAGCATTAGAAGCCAGGTATTTGCTCAAATACTCCTCCAATATGAGATCATAGGCTTCTCCCACAAACTGGAATTTTGAAGTAAAGGTTCTAGTTATTCCTTCAAGTCCGGAGCGTTTACGGGAAAACTTTATTTCATCCCAATTCTGAATACAAGATTTGGGAATATCATAAGAAATACTATCAACGGTAAGTACATATTTACAAAGCATTTTAACTCCTTTTGAACGTTCACGAGCAAATATATAGAAAAAGCCAACCGGTTTCCCGATTGGCTAAATTCTTGAAAACTACGCATTACAAAACACAGATGTAAGCATCAGATTTTAAACATATTACGAAATTATCTAGTAAAAATAGAATTTATAAGGTAACCGGAATCAACTTAAAAACTATGTATCAATATAGTCTTTATATAAGATTTTATTCACTTTCAATTTATAAACGTTATTAGGATCATAATCCATCTTAAAATACTGAACTCCTTCCCCTAAAATTTGCATTATATTCTTTATATTACTTTCAACGCATCTATAACCGAAATAAATCGCTTCAATCATAGAGTTCTTATCAAGAGGAATTTGAAGATGATCATCTTTACAGCTTGGGTCATAACTAATTAATCTTATTTCATTTTCATATTTCCATTCTGTAGATTTCCATATAAACAAACTATTTGTATCTTTCTTTTTAGTTAAAATATCACATTTCTCATTTTTAGAGAGATAATGCACCCTCTTTAAATATTTATGAGAATAACCATTACCCTGAGCCTGCTTTATAAATACCGTTGAAAGTTTATATCTAATACAAAAACCTTTATGAGCATCAGCATAATGAGACCACATGACCACCTTTCTTATTAGGTTATTATCTAAACTTAATTTTTTATTTCCGACAAAACTTCTAATTTTAAAATATTGAAAAGAGTCACTGAAAGGCTTTATATGAGCCTTATTTTTACAAATTCTATTCAAATTACTTTCACTTGACCACAAAAGAAATAGACTATCAAAGGGGTCATTCATTTTAGAAGGATGACACACTGTTATAGTATTTGATATTAAATCAGACAAAGAATAAATACTCACACTTCTAAATGAATAAACAATTCCTGACTTTACACCGTCAAAATCAGACTTTAATTGGATAGAATAATACTGTGACTTTATGTAATATTCAGTCGCTTTATCTTGTTCACCTAGGATTGCATATATTTCTCCTGCAGCTCTATAAACATATACTTGCAAAGAAGGGAAAAAAGTTCCCAACTCACACTTTAAATCATTTTCATCATACGCTTCAATCATATGAATAGAAGTATTAATTTCTATCATTGCGTTAGATAAATCCTGCTTATCCAAATACACACGTGCTTTCAAATAATGTACCTGATAACAATCTATATCATCCAACCTAGAAAAATACTCTTCTTGCGTTATTTTAGAACCATAAAATTCATTAGCAAGTACCTTCAATTCATTTGTGGTTATTATTTTTTCATCCATTATAGTTTATAAAAAATTTATTCAAAATTAAATATTCAAACATAATATATTTTCGTGATATTATAAAGTTAATTCTCTAATAAGTCACACTATTAATATTTGAATTCTTGAAGTAGCATTTTCCGACCAGAAGAAATACGACTTCTTACAGTTCCAACAGGAATGTTCAGGATTTCACTTATCTCATCATAAGAATACCCACTAGCATAATACATCACACTATCAATACAACGGGATTTTTTAGCACACCGTTGTATTGTGGAAACCAAATCATCAAACAGTATTGAATGAGCTGTACAGCTAGAAATGGCACTTCCGTCTACCATATCAAGCCCTGTAAAATGTATAAGGGAATTTCTATTGTATCTTATTATATAAGTATTCCTCATTATAATAAGGCACCACGGTTGAAGTGGTTTAGAACAATCAAATTTATCACGATTCACAAGTAGCTTATAAACTGTATCACCGGCTAAGTCTTCAGCATCTTGCATGGAACAGCAGAATTTTCTTGCCACCTTTAATATCCAAGGATATATTTCTGATAATTCCTTTTCAAAGTCCATTGTCAGTCCTCCTTATTAGGTGTATCTTCGGTTCGCCATTTATGCACCTTTCCACATATCTCCGGTGCATGATACTTTGTTCGTGCATTTCCTTAGCAGAACGCTCGATTGAACTAATAAGAGTGCCTATATCGGGGGGCAATAAGGCAATCATTTTTTTTACCTCGGACACTTCTGCTGTTATCCGATTACACTTCGTCTCTAATGTACGTAATTCTGACAATAAAACATTGTATAAATGCCTATTTATACAATGGATGCTGTTTTTTCTATTCATAAAAAAGTCGTTTGTGATTCTAAAGGAGATGTACAAACGACTGTATGAAATAATTCGCTTTAATTAAAAATTAATCGAATTACAGCATATATGTAAATACCAATATTATCATGTGCTTCTTTTTCTTATCGATATTTCAACATCAGCTTGATGAACGATATTCGCATAGACAGCAGCATTAATTACGCGGGAATCAATACTCATTTTAAAGAATGTCATTAGAAAAGCAATCTCTGCATCAAAAGAAGAACGAATTTGTTCAGGAGTAGCCTTACTTCCTTTATGTTCCTCACTGCGTCTCTCCTCATTCCGTTTTTGCTCAAAAATTGCAGAATGAAGTAAATAATCAATCTTCGATATTACTTGTTCATCACTCATATTTCGGGTATCTACATTTAGTTGACCCAATACCTGACGAACATCATCATAAAAGCCAAGAGAAACAAGAGCCTGACAAATACGAAGACTCAATAGTTTGGCACGTTCTTTCAGCATATCCTCTTTGTCCATTACCATAGCCTTCATATTTGAAGGATTAACAATACTTCTGTATTCGACAAGTAATTTAGACGCTATTTCTTTAAGCGTGCTTTCTGACATAGATTTGCAGTCCGAAAGCAAACAAGCATAGTTTCCGCAAGAAAGCTCAATGAAATCATTCAATGTTATCTGATTTAATCTTTCAATCATGACTATTTCAGTTTAGATAACTTATACAGTTCAAATTCACGGTTAGAAGCATCCTGACGCTGCATTTTAAGACTCTTCATCAAAAGGAAATTTGTTCTATCAACCCTTTTTTCTAATCGGGAATAATCATTGAAAACAATGGTATCACCGGAAGAAGATGCAAAATATGTCGGTGAAAATGTGGGAAAGTCCCAATCCGGTATATCAAAATTAGAGATATCTACCTTATCAACATCAGGAAAGACTTGCGCACCTTTAGGAATATCAACTAAAGTTGGAGTATCAGGAGTAATCCATGCTTTTCCGGAATACATGATAACTTCATGTTTACCGGCATCACCAACCAAAGCAGCACCGCCGGGATGCCTATCATTACCTTTAGTACCTTCTGCATAAGAAGGAATAGGAGTGGCAAGAATTGTTGCTACTTGCATAGCCCCCATCGCCCCAATAACAGCAGCCATTACAGCACCGGCAATCGGACCTAACTGGAAAGCTTCCATAATACCACGAGCTGTTGCAATTCCAGTTTCTGCAACTTGTACTCCCTTATGCCAAACAGCTTGTTTATGGGCAATCTCTTGCTTTTGTTTTTCCAACTCCTTATTCTTGGCTTCTGTCTGATCCTTTGCTGCCCGTTTACGCGCTTCTGCTTCCTCTTCGGATATAGCTCCAGACTCTGCCAGATTCTCAATTCGTTCAATATCCTCATCATACTTTTCCTCATTAGCTTCCCGCTCTTCTTCTATTTTCTGAATCTGACCATCATAAATAGAAGAGACTAAGTTTCCAATAGCTCCCACAGCTTGAGATGCAGTTTGAAGCCATTTTTTCAAGTTCTTCTGACGTTCTTTCTGTGCTTTCTCATCCGCTTTAGTAACTTTATTGATAGCATCTATTTCTATTTCTGCTTCTTTTTGGGCAAGGTCCGCTTTCAATTTTGCAAGTTTCTCCTCAAGTTTCTCCCTTTTGTCCGTACTCAAGTTGGCAGTAGCAAGTTCGGATTCCAAAGCGTCAATGGCAGCTTCCGAGGTTTTACGTACATAATCTAATTTTAACTGATACTCAAGTTCTGCATACTCTTGCTGGGTTATTTCCTTAGAAGCTAACTGTTTTTTAAGAGCAAGCGTATCCATAACATATGCAGCATCCCGGATTTCCTGCTCATGCGCTGCATTCTCTGCTATTAATTGCACCTGATCGGATGCATGTCTTTCGTAAAGTTCTTGTTTCTTTTTTGCATATTTGTCGTCAATGAGAAAAACATCTTCACCTGTTTTCTCTGCTGCATCAATTTCTGCTTCACGTTGCAATTCCAACTGGTGCAATTTCAAATCAAGTTCTTCCTGGGACCCCTTTTTTACAACAGCAAGAGCGTTCTCAACATCCTTCTTCTCACGATCATAATTATACTTAATAGTAAACTCATCTAGCTTTTCCTGCATTTCCTTAGCTAAATTCTGACGTGTAGCAATTTCCTCTTTGCTATTACCCTTGACGGCAGCAATCTTCTTCGAGTAAGCAACACCAATTTTAGCAAGTTCTTTCTCCAGTCCCTCATCCATAAGAGCTAGTTCAGACTCCTGATAAGTTTCATGAATTTTCAGTTTCTCTTTGAGAGCTTTTTCCTGTTCACGTTTTTCTTTATCAGTAAGTACCTTTACTGAATTCCCCTTTGTACCACCATTCTCTTTCAAATCAATGGTATCAAGTTGTTCAATAAGAGATTCTGTTATTGATGAAATAGCCTTCTTACCTGCAGCAGCTTTAGTTGCAACATCGATCTCATCTTTAATGACATTATTTGTGCGTCTCCATGAGGTCAGAATTGTAAAGAATCCCCTGTCTTTCAATTCTCCTTCCAATTTCTTACGATTATCTATAGCTAATTGATAATCACTATTTTCATATTCCAAACGAGACTTCAATGTTTCAATATAATCTTCTTTAGCCTTTTTAGCCGCCTCATCAGCAGACATTCCTGAATTTATATATTCTTTATACAATCTCTGCATATTTCTAGCATTCTTCTCCAAAATATCAGATTTCATCATCTCTTTCTGTGCAAAGGCAACAGCCTTATTGTCTGCTTCATCTTGTAATTCAGAATACCCCTTCAACTGTGTAGCAACATTCCTCAACCCTCTTGCCAGAAAATCCAGGACATCCTTCATTATACCCTTGGAATCATAGAAGGATAACATAAATGCTTCCCACGCAGAAGAAAGTCCCGCAATAGAACCTTTAACATTGTTACTCATGGTATCTGCCATATCTGCTAGTTCTTTATCCACGCCTGTAATTTGGTCCCTCAATGGAACAATTTTATCAGAAGCTGTAAGAAAAGCATTGAAAGCGGCGACACTCCGTTTATCTGTTAATTCTAAAGTTGTATTCAAATCTACACCTTGTTCTTTCAGTTTCTTTAAGCCAGCAACCAACTCAGGCAATGTTTTTACAGGTTCTCCAAGTGCTTTAGCTAATTTGCCATTGCCATCAGCCAAATTCAACAAAATATTACGAGTGGCTGTTGCAGACATTGAAGCATCAAAACCTGCATCTGCAAGCTTTCCTAACAATGCCAAAGTATCTTCTATTTGGAAATTGAATGCCTTTGCAACCGGACCAACAATAGGCAAGGCGGTAGCTAAGTAAGAAAAAGATAAGGCACTCTTTGATGTAGCAACAGCCATAGCAGATACATAACGTTCTGTTTCTTTAGTGCTAGCATTAAACATTCTCAATGCAGCACCAGACAATGCGGCTGCATCCGAAAGTTCAGCTCCAGTTGCTTGTGCGAATCGTAATATGGCACCTGTCGAATCTAATATTTCACGACGTGTAAAACCTAATTTGGCTAATTCTATTTGTAGTTCAGTAGCTTGTGCAGCTGTATATTTCGTTGTTGCTCCTAATTGACGCGCATCAGTGGTTAATTCTTTGATATTGTCAGCCGTCGTACCTAAAATCGCTGCAAGTTTGCTATTAGCAAATTCAAATTCAACAATGGAACCAACACCTTCACGCAGTTGCGTAAACATCTTAACAATCCCTCCAACAACAGCTTGTGCACCAATATATCCAGCAGCCCATCCTTTCAATCCTGCACTAACTTGGTTTAGCCCAGGAGCCATCTCCGTTTTAAGCATCCTTCCTGCATTCCGGGCAACAATACCCATATTCTGCATGGACTTATTACCGTTCTGTATCTCAACCCATGCAGCCTTTACTTCTTCCCGGTATGCACCAATAGTCATTTTCTGTTGACTATATCGATCGGAATTTCGCTTTATGTAATCAGTGTTGATTCCAATAGTAGAATTAAGACGGGCAAGTGTACGAATATAGTTTTCATCCGTATCTTTCAAAACATCAACAGCCTTTTGCAGCTGCTTATTCATTTCCTTTGCTTGTGAACGGCTATGTACTTCTTGATTAGTCAAGATAATAGCAGTTCTGATAAGTTTTAAACGTTCTTCTTCAGATAGAACAGCTTTCTTACGAGTAGTATTACCGGCATTCTGCGCTTTTGTCAAGTTAGCTTCCGCTTTAGCAGCCTTTTCCAAGGACGCAGCATTATCCGAGTTTGCCTTGGTTAGTTTCTTCAGTTCAGCAGCAGATAATTTCTCTACATTTAGCTTTTCCTCTATCTTCTTACTGACAGTTTGAGTTATTTCAGACTGTTTTCTAAGAGCTTCGGTTAATTCAGCAGATGCAGAACCAGCCGTTTTTGCTTGAGTATTATAAAGATTACTCAACTTTTCAAGATCAGCAACGCCTTCTACATTTAGTTTCAAACCTTTTGCTAATTCTTTGGCCGCATTAGCATAATCAGCCCTCACACGCTCAATAGTATTATCAAGCTCCACCAATTTCTGCAAATCGCTCTCATCAACGAAATCTTTTAATTTTAAATCTGCCATAATTACAGGTAATGTCTATATTCAACAATCTTTCCTTTTATCTCAACTCCTAGTTTATCAAAAGCATAGGTACCATCTTCTTTCTGATAAACGACATACATGCAACCATCCAAGACAGCTGCTTTCTTTGCAAGATCACTGATACGTTCCAGTTCACTCTGCATCTTTTTTATTTCGCAACTACAAGCCATTTTCTACCGATATCCACATTCTGAAAAGAAACGTTCCATCCAGGGACGGAGATACATAATATTAAAGTACTCTTTAGCTGTATCACCAATGCCTAAAATCTGCTCACCGTATTTCTTCTCAATAGAACTACCGTCCGTAAATCCTTTCGTTGAGAATCGAAGCCCGGAATCAATTCTATCGGCAGTTATACTATCATAGAAAGTACCAGTAATAAAGAGGTTAGGTACCTCAACTGGACGCGGTGGCAAATAAAGCATCTCACTTCTAAGAGGTGGAGTTATCCTCTCTTTCCATCGTTTATATTGTTCCGCACGGTTCTGCCAGGGTCCGGGCTCGTTAAAATAGGTGTCAGTATCATAATCGGGATTCAATAGATGTTCAGTACCGTCCAGACCGGAATATAATTGTTCCTGAATGCAATCAACGAGCACATTCTTATGTTCTTCCATACACCTAATACATTCCTCTTCAAACCCGGATGCAATGGAATGAATAACTCTATGTAATTCATCAAAATCTGCCATACAGTAAAAATATAACGGGCCGGGCTGTAATCACACCCCAGCCCGTCGGTTACTTAGTTATCGCATCGTACACTTCCGAGAGCTTCTTCTTGCGGTCAGCTTCCTTCAGTTCCTGCCACACGACTTTAATGTGTGCATTAATAAACTCTTCCTTCGTCATGCCCTTCACAGCAACCTCGACGAACGTAACATTATCTACCTTCATGACACCTGCTCGATACCTCTGATTCCTTTTTCATACAATACAGAAGGAGCTTTCAACGAAGGAACCGCCCCGGCTTTAGGAACAATGGTAATGATACCATCCGAATATGTAGCAGAAGTTACGTTATTCATAACTTCAGCAGCACCATCAGCAATAAGACTGCCAAATTCTTCTGTACGGTCATAACCACCAACAACTTCAACTATTTTGTAAGTATTTTCGGCCTCCAACTTTTGAAACACAACATCAACCAAGCCTTTAACGAAATTCTTGGGATTGAAGTCTAACTGCACGTAGTCAAAGTGCAATTGGCTGTCTTCCACATCTTCATGTGAAAAACTAACAGTCATCGCAGACTTAGCACTACTGGTCGGGTACTGTGTCACGGTCGGGTAAACAGTAGACATCGGAATACCGGCAAGGATATCAGTGTCATCATTATAACCGATCAACATATTATCCTGATTCCAAAAGTAAACGTCCCATCCTTTATTGGCACATTTCAGAAGCTGGGCATTTAAAACCTCATCAAATTTCTTCAAAGTGAAGGTGTCTGTTTGAGCGCTAAGCCCGTTGTATTCACTTGCACCGTACCCTACAGCATTAACTTGGGGCTCTCCACCATTCTTGGCATACTCCAGGAATGGCAAAATAGGGTAAATACGCCCGGGACGGTCTGCATGGCACAATTCGAGCAACTTCTCACCTGTTATATCAGCAGGGAGTTTGACACCATGTTCTGTCAAGATAGCACCTTTGACTTTTTTCCAGTCAATGCTACAAGCAGAACTACCAGTGTTCATCCGGGAACCCTTACACGTTCTAATCTTTCTCATTTTCTTCTACAATTAAGATTATTAATTTTTATTTCCATCGAGCGTATATTTATGGCATCAATCGGCTCGCTCACAGCCTCACCGGAATCTGTATAGGCTCCGTATCTGCCATATGAATAGTTTTCTGAATAACTATGTTTCACTTTTTCGTCATAGTCGCAGTCGAACCGAGAATCTTCATATAATACTTCCAATAAACGTTTATAGATTGGCCGAAGGATATTTTTAAAAGATGTGGTTCTGCGCATCTCATTGCTCCACTCTTTACAAGAAGAACATGCTATAATTAACGAAACCTTTGCTTTTGAAAAATAATCCGCGTCACCTCTATCCTCACTAATTGGAGTGAATAGTGCAACCAATGGAAACTTCCTTTCAGACTGGGCAGAAGACTTACTGTATTCATCTAAAATATCTTTGATATATTGACTGCTACCGAAGATGTAATTCAACCTTGGGGATTTCACAACTTTAGTTCCCCCTTTCCCATTTGGATAGAGGATTTCAAGCCCTTCTGGAAGTTCCTTTACAATCTCCTCAAACAGTTCTGTTATATCTAAATCTATCATAAATTGAAAGCATTAATTGGGGTCAAAAGATTCTTGGTTATTTTCACATCGAAAGGACAATCATTCGACATAGCCCATTCAACAAACTGTTTATTCTTCTCTACCATGCTATTCCATGTGCTTACTTGTCTCTTCAAAGGAGCTACATATTCATTAGCACATTTCAAACGAACAAGCCCGGTTATTGTAGCCTGGGTGTTTGCGTCACGAAGAATATGATAAAAGACATAGTCAGCGAACGGTTCACACAGCTTCTCGCATAATACTGCATATCCGGACTGGGGGGCTTCCTTCTCTTCTGAAATATCAACTTCATCTGAAGAATCTTCCTTTTCTCGTTCAATAAGCTCCAAATAATCTGTGATAGCTTGGGAAAGAGTCACACCAACAACATTCCGGAGAAATTCGGGCTGAAATGCCTTAATATACCCATTTATCACCTCATTCACAGCAAGAGATTGGGGCGAAGGCATTTCAGCGACCGAAACATTCTCAATATGCCTGGGACCTGACATAAAATATGAAACATCAATCAACATAGCGATAGTTATTTAGAAGTCTTGCCTTTCCCGGTTTTCTTTTCATCTTCCACGGAAACGGCTTTATCATCTGTAACAATTACCTCCTTGGCATCTTCCTCTTGCAAATCTTTTGAATCGGCAACCGGAAGATTCTTTTCATCAGAAGGCACCTGTACTTCAAGTTCTGCAATGCGAGCTTTCATTGTTTCACGCTCTTCTGTCAGTTCAACAATTGTCTTATCTTTCTCTGCAATGGATGCAGTAAGCCTGCCAATCTCTTCATTTTTTTCTGCAAGCATACATTCCAATGTCTTTCGGGCATCTTCTTCTGTAACAAGACCACATTCGGAAATAGGGATGAGTTGAATCATCCCTCTATTAATCCGAATGCGTTGCTCTTTAAGCACATTGGTTACATCCTTATCGTTACCTCTAAGTATGTAATCCATAATCCTACGCTTTAGTTATTGCAGTCTTCAATGCGGCCAAATCCCCATAAGCGAAAGCCCACGGCATATAAATCGGGAAGATAACTTCTTCTTGTGCCATCAACACAACCTCATTGCAAAGCTTGGTCTCCACATCTTCAGCCCATTCAAGTGTCAAAGTGGTATAATCAACCAAATTTGCGGCTTGGTTAAAGTCACCTAAAAGATACTTACCTGGAAGAATACCACCATACTCGATAATCGGACGACCGGCAATATATTTCACCCCATCAACCATTTTAACGATACCAAGATTACGTCCTGTCGTATCTTTTTCTGATTCCATACCGTTAACAGTCATTGGATTAAGAATAATAGCATTCGGAAAATACTGGGCATATGTCATTGCGGCGAAAGCTGTTTTCACTACATCTTCAGAGTTGGGTTCCTCAATGTTCTTAAAGCCGGCTTCATGAACACTGAATGTCATTTTATCCGTAGCCGTTTCAGCACCGGAGAACGCGACACCAGAAATAAGGATACGACCATCTTCCATTTTCACAAGAGCGTGTGTTTTGTTCAGTTCTGTAAGAACAGCGGCACCAGCGAACGTGATACTCATTCCATCAAGAATCAAATCCTGTGGTTCTGCAAACTCTACAATCACATCCTTATCACCGTTATATCCGGTAATAGCTTTTACAGCACCGGCGGCACCTGTAACAATGGCTGTACTGATAATCTTCTCTACAGAAGTCACCCCAGTATTATTAATAATACCAAGCAAATTCTCACCATTACCGTCACCAAACAAGATGTTCCAGTCTTCTGCCATCCAAACAGCTTCAGGAAGCATGTTCAAGATGTAGGAACGAATGTACACTCTTGATTTCAACATACGTTTTGAGATACGGATATGAGTACCAAGGCGCTTAGTTCCTGTCTGTATCTCTTTTACCTTGATGCTTGATTCAGGCAAACGCCCATTCTCTGTTACAAAACGGGCATTGCGGTTGAAAGCATATACTTGTGCATAGGCAAGTTGAGGGTATGCAGGATCAGCAGTCAACGTCGTTAATACATCACGCATATGCAACTTTTTGTTGGCAACCTGAGTCACAACACGTTTCTGTTGTTGAGTAATCAACAAATCACCGGTGTAATTGTCAGTCATGGAAACGACATCTTTCAAGGAGAAGCCGTCAAATTCTCCTGATTTGCGTGTTTTTCCTTCTGCGAAATCTCTGAATTTTTCAGAATCAAGCATCTCGTTCAACTTCTCATCGAACTTGTTGATAGTATCCATAGAAAGACCTTTCTGCTTCATTTTCTCGATACTTTCACCTAGAGTTTTAACTTGTTCTACAAGTTGCTCGTTGTCCTTTACCAATTGCTGGAACTTTTCTCCATCATAGGCTTTCAATAGATTATTGATGTCACCAAACTGTTTCGTTACCTCCTCCGGTGAGGCAAATCCTTCAAGTGACTTGTTAACTACTTCACACATCATGCCGACAATGTTTTCCATGAAAGTTTTCTGTTCTGCCGGCAGACCGTCTGTTTTCAGATTAAAATCTGATACTGTAAATTTTTTAGGCATAAAATTTAAATTTTAAGTTATTTATTCTCGAAACAGCTATTCAAACTCTTGAAATCGAGTAAAGTGCCATTATCAGCGGCTTTAATCGTTACTTCATCGTTCCCATTTTCCCCGTCATTCTTTTCTTGAGTGTCAACAGACGGCTCATTTTTTCCGGTGGTATTTTCAGAAGTGTTTTGCAGAATAGCATTCGAACGATATACTTTTCCCCAACAGTGGGGACATCTTACATAATTCATAAGGTCTTGTAGACCCTTTTGAGTAAATTCTTTCTTTTCTGATTTGACAGAATCAATAAGAGAAATTACTTGGGTTCTAATCTCCGGAGTGAGCTTCTCCATTTCTTCCCTTACAATGTCCTGTGTTATCCATCTCTGATAATCAGCAGCATAATCTAATACCTGTTGGGCAAAGGTATGCTCTGTTTCTGCATCATAATCAAATTGATAACCACAATGAGGACATGAGACAACGGCACCACCGTTGAGGCTCTTCAGTAATAAACTTAATTCCATATCGTATCCTTTTAAACGTTCATCACTATATCCATGCTGCAAGAACGCTTTCCGGACGAAATCAACAGCTTCCTTTACCTGGTCGGCAGTAGCAGATTTGATATTCACAAGGAATGTTTGAGGATTACTTCCCCAACTTGTCAATGTAGAATATTCCATCATACGCCATTCAAGCACTTTACAAGGATCAGTCAAATCCCTTTTGATAGCTTTTACTCCGATAGAGTGTTCAAGGGTTCTCCCATTCTCTGCAAACAGCTTATAATCAGCTAACGTGTCACGACCAATCTGTTTTTCAAGATTTAACTGACCGACCATAACCAAATTACCTTCTGTTTCCTTACCACTCAACGGAACACCTAACAACTGGTCTGTACGATGATTCAGGAACCAACGCATCCGACCAATATTTTCTTTCAATGTCTTATTGAATGAGCCGGGCATAGATATGTCATTTTGTGAGTCCTTCACACCGATACCGTTCACCGCAACGGTAACGATACCCTTCTCATCAACATCATTTGCCTTTGTCTTGTACTGAAGGCTTTTGATTTTCTCTTCCATCTTTTTCATCTCCACTTTTAGTGTTAAAAACTCGATTTACTTTATCCAGTTCCTCATCTGACATATCAAATTTCAATTTGTCAAACAAGGGATTTTCTATCATACTTTCGCCTATTTGGGCACGCCAGTCATTGAGTGTTATAAGCCCACATGAGAATTGTTCACGACAACGTTTATTTATATTTGTCTTTACGTCTTCGGATTCTTTCAATCCTTCCTGCAAACAATCAACATCAGAGAAATCACAATCCAAATAATATCCCCCTCCTTCAAGACCAAGGAAAGCTGTAAAATCCTTGCAGAATTGTTTGGCCATAGGAATAACAGTTGAACAATATACGCTCTTTTCAGCAGTAGCCTGATTGCTAAATGTGGACTGGTCTTTTCGCGGAACAAGAACGGCAGGGATGCCGTATGCCCCTGCAATATTTATTGCATCAGCCAAAGTCTCTTCAAACGGCTGTAACTCTGCAATAGAAAGATTAGTACGAACAAAGTCAATGTCTGCATCTGAAATACCATAAGGTACCTGGCCCTTCCTTACACCATACTTCTCAAAATTTTGCTTCAAAAGCTGTTCCTTTTCATCGTCAGTCAACGCTATTGAACCGGTAGCATCAGTTTTCTTACTTACAATAAAGCCCAATCCACCCCGCTTTACATAAATCACATTTCTAGCTTCATATACAGCTATTAGATTTGACATTGGCTTATTTTGGGAAGCAAGACGACTTTTGGACTTCAAGAACATAGCCCCTGAATAGAACTCTGCACTTCCGTCTCTATCATGCCATATTTGGTATGGAGGAATTTCCAAACTACCATTCCAACCATACTCCAAACGATAGCTACGAATAATATCTTCTGTTTGGGCAATGCCAAACAATGGTATATTCCCGTAAACAGGTTCTACAATAGTCTTATCAGAAGGTAGCACCCAATAATTATCGCAATATCTCCATTTTTCAGCTGTAGAAAAGACATCAGGCATAGCGGCACGAATAAAGCTATTCCCTGTACACAATTTATAAATATGGTGCTGATAAATCAATTCTTTCCAACGCATCAAACAATTAGGACGACTAAGTATGCCATTCATTCGTTTATTCGCCCATACTATACTGTCATCCTTAGTTTTCTTCAATTGAAAATTAGCACCTGCAATTCGCGATGCAATATAATCGATCGGGAAAAAGACTTCAGGTATCGTACTGAATAGCGTTAGATAGTTACTGCCCGCTACAATAGGACTAGTAAGGTCCTCAATGTATGCAACTGACCATTTTTCAGCCTTGCCACTTTGAGTATCTATATCCTTATTTTCAGATGAAGTAACTATTTCAACTTCACCTTTAGTCTTAGATTTCTTTCCAAATAGATTATCAAAAAAAATATTCATTGGGTTCCTTTTTGAGCAAAACTAAGTAAAAAGGAAAACCGTTTTCCAAAACACTAAAATCTTGAAATTACGAAAACATAATATCAACAATACAACATCCTTATTTTCAATCACATATAACGCAATTCAATTCAAACCTAATTTTACAACGAACTGTACTAGCCCACTCAAAACAGCACTGGCCTCTTTTGTTTCACTATCTTTATTATAGTCCATCAGATTATTCATGAAGGCAACATATTCCGTATCAGATTCTACTTTTGATGCAGAAAAAAGAATACTATTTTTCACATAATCAGATGTTGCAGCAATACGCTTATCTACATCCGGAAACTCTTTCATTACACGAATCTCCTTGTTTGTACTAGAACGGAGTTCCCGGATAAAAGGGAAATAAGCATCTGTACATTCAATTACACATGAATCAGATTCATGGGACAAAATAGAAGAACGTATATCTTCTGTTGAAGTAGTATCCATAAATACGACATCAACAACATGCCATTTATTTCCACATCTAAACGCTTGTATAAGGACAAATTTCCCATTAACATTCGGCATCACATATAGAATCTTCTTAGTGTATTTACATTCGGTATCTGGATTGAAGAAATTAATAGTGCCATTACAAGCATACAAGTTTCTTTTTCGCCGGTTACTAAACTCTATATACTGCTCACTACACAAATCCACAACGACATATCGGAACGTATCAGACAGGTGTCCGTGCTCCTCATAAGTCTGCAAGGTAGTTTTATTCTTGACCTTAGTTTTAAGAATGGCACCGTTAGCATCTTTCTGTACGCTCATGTAGTCCTCAATAGATACCGAACATGATTCGTCAATGTGTATCTCTATACCGGGAACAGTACAATCAAAGATAGCATTGATAAACTCACCGGTCATGGCAACACTCGGATTCTTGTTGCCTACCTTATCTTCAATCTCGAATCCTTCTTTCTGCAATGTATCTATGAATAAGTCCATCCAGGAACGCTTCTCATCGTCAATGCTGTTTGCCGCTTTCGTTGATGCATCACCATGTACATATAACCTATCAGAATATTGGATAGATTTCAGATACTTTGCAACAAGTTTGGAAGCTTTCTTTACTGTATTGTTGGGGCTTTCAGCACACGTTTCATGGAATTGCCAAACCTTGGTACCAGTTGTGAAATCGACCTGCCAATATGATACGCTGATATACGGAAGCACGTTGTTATCGACAGAGATATGAATAGGTAAGTCCGGAACATACTTATGCTCACCGGAATGTTTGCCACGATTGAAGGAACCGAAGAACTCACTACCGGTACGAATGACACCCCATTCTCCCAATGCGTACACATTGTAATAGTCCGGATCGTGAACTCTATCATACTCAAAGTCGGCAACACATTGCTCATCATAGAAACCATACGTACCGTCAGGACTACCAACAACCCAAAAATTATTCAAATAGGTAGATTGGATAATAACTGTATTAGGGGCCTGTTCCTCGATTTGCTTAGTACGAAGATTAAGTATTTGCCTGGGTGCGTTCTTTCTTACGGATTTGACCTTGGTAAGTTCTTCCGGCAACTCTTTGCCGGCAATGGTAACAGTCATCGGTACATCATGCCATTTATCTTTATCAATAAACTCTTTCTTTATCCAATGGCTTTCACTGATCGGGTTAAAGGTACAAATAATCTGCTGCCCTTTCTTACCACGCAAACGCTTACGTAGCTGCTTGAAATCCGGATGCTCGAACTCTGACCATTCCTCTAACTGAACTCGCTTATAGTTAGAGATACCTTTTATCTTCTCCGGATCGTCAAGACCGGAGAAATCTATCTTCGCACCATTTACCAGACATTTAATAGTATTCTGTTGAAATTTGAACAAATGGGAGATGCCAAGACCGATCGCAGCGACCTTATAATCTTCATAAATGGTTTTGAGAATAGAAGCTCCTACCTTACGCATGACAAGAGTGTTCTCACCATCCTGTAATGTCTGTATCAGTATTGTTTGTGCCACACTATACGACTTACCGGAAGATGAACCTCCATAGAGAATGATAAAACGGATAGTCTCATCATTCAAGTACTTCAATAGATAGAATCCGTTAGGATTTAGCTTCTTATAATTTATAACCATATTGTTCTAAAAGTAAGGTTTCTCCGTAGGATGAATACCGGATTTTGCAGTTCAAATTGTTCTATTCTTCCGAATTCTCATTATCTTCAAATCCGATACGAAGTTCACCGACTTTATTTCCGTCTCCACCTTTGATGTTGACATTCTTATCGGCTTCCCATCCATTCCAGGCACCAAGAATCCGGGCGGCTTCTGTCTTGCCGTTGAACTCATAATTAACCACTCCTCTATTATTCTGAATCTTCTTCAACGCATTACGGGCGCGCTTTGGAAGTTGGGACGGACTTCTCATCTTTGTTTTCCCGGTAACAGGGTCTACATAATGTAAATCATCGGGATCAGCGAGTACAATATCCATTAATACCTTCTCGACCGTTTTCCTCTCTACTTCAGTCTCTTTCGCCCTCTGTTGCTTAATCTCACTTATCCTTGCACTAACCTTGCTATTGGCTAACAATCTGCTAGCAGCACTCCAAATCGTTTCAGGTTTCATCTTTGACGCATCATAAGACATCCTATATGCTTCACTAGCATTACCTTCTGTATCAACGTAGTATTTACAGAATTTCTCTTGCTTGAATGTTAATGGTTTCTCTTGCTTTCCCATATCATTTGTTATTTATTCCTACGAGAAAAAGAAGCTGCTCTCTATCCTTTAAAAGCTCATAGGTGGCAAGCAGTGTGCTGCCAGTTGTTAATATGTCATCATACACTATTATTTTCTTTTCCTTTATCGGACGAAGAAGAAAGAATTCTGGATTCAATCTATCTTTAGTTAGGCACTGGATTGCATTCTCATAGAATGGTATTTTCACCGCCCCCGCAATTTTCGTACAGATAGAGGTTGAAAAATGAAAGCCCTCGTTGTGTCTCCGTCGCGGTGTGGTGACTATACACCATCCTTCATATCCCCCTACTATGAAGCGGTGGAGAAACTCACACGCTCTCTCTGCAAAGAATGATGCAAGTTCCTCCGACTGTTTAATTTCTGAAAAGCTGGTACCAGTCTTGGAACGGGTGAACTGGGAGATGTAATAGATATCACCCTTTTTATGAAGTGATACCTTTTCTTTCAGATCACATAACCGTTCCTGATGAGACCAGCTCTTATATTTCACCGCTTCCGGCTTATCCCAGTCATCAATACGACATATCTTTCCCTTTCCTTTCATCAAAGATCTTCTTTACTCCGTCCTCGACAGATGTGTAAGACAAAGGTACTAAATAGATATCCCGGTTCACCGACTGCTCTAAATTGTCAAAATCCCGTTTTTCATTAATTAGCTCAATTTCAAGCGGTTTGTAGTATTTTACTAAAGAAGCAAAATACATAGTAGTCACAGGTTGGACGTTACAAATATTGATAAGCTGCCGGTTACAGCCCACCGAATAGATAAGCCCCTCAATGACATCATCTATGTAAGTGAAGCACCGGATATTCTGACCACAGTTGTATAATGACACGTTTTCCTTTTCCATCAGGAACCAGAGAAGAGTTCTTTTTCGCGGATTAGGTCCATATACATTATGCAGCCGGCACCCGGTCGCAGCCTTACAATAGATAGATGCATACTGTTCATCGAAATACTTGCTTATTCCATACATAGAAGTGGTATTCTCCGGATTAGCCGTTGACGAACTGGCATATATTAACTTCACATGATTTTGATTGCAAGCATCAGCTACTCGCATGAAAGTATCAATGTTATCCTTCCTGATCTGTTCCAGGTTTCCATTAAACACACTAGTTTGCGCCGCCAAATGGAACACACAATCAATACCCCCATTTTTCAGGAGCTCACATACTTTTGTGGCTTCAGTACCAGACTTTCGATCAAGTCCTATGACTTCAACACCTCTTTTTGTCAATTCGCGGCAAAGGGCTTTTCCTATAAACCCCTCACTGCCGGTTACAATCATTCTTCTCATCATCACAAAAAAATAAAGGATATATCAAACTCTCGTATATCCAAATTCAACATATTGTTAGTAAAAAACTCAAAAAAACATTAACTTCAAAATAGAATACACTACATTTGTAGCTGTATAAAATATAAAATCAAATAAAATGAAAAGACCGCAAATAGATATAATCAAATACGCATTAATTGCAACAGCCATATTTACTCTAATATTAATATTAGTATATGTATATAGATTTCATCACGGACTGTCCTATAATCATAATGATTTTGCTGATTTCGGCAGTTATTTAGGTTCAATTACAGGATTACTTGCTTTCATTGGAGTACTTTATACAATAAAAGACTCACAAATAAATAGACAAATTGATAATGAAAGGTCAACATTTTATAATTTGTTGGGATTATATCAGCATCAAGTCGACACCAACAAATATACTGAACACCAAATTGAGAAAACAGGAATTGAAGCATTCAAAGCATACGCACATGAAGCGCGTTCATTATTCTATGCTTATGTAATATATCATTTTATAAAAGATGGAGAAAAATTTCCATCAGAATTAACACAAGTCAGTAAGTTAGACGAGCAAGCATTTCTGGAGATTTATACTAAGTTTGGAGTTCATTCAACTACAGAATTAAATGTATTATTAAAAAGTAGGGATCCCAAATATTATTACGATACTATATACGAAATAAAAGGCATAATAATGTCAAGCAAAATTCATGAAATGTATCGTATAATTGTTGCATCAATCTGTAATAGGATTTGTATAGAAAAAAGATACCAACAGCTCTATAAGTTCATAAGAAATGTCGGAGATTATTTATATGGGCAATATGGACAATATTTAGGGCAATACCATAGAAACATATATTATCTGTTGGATTCAATCCAAAATTTTAAATACCCCAATGACTATTCTAAAATATTTAGAGCACAATTATCCTCAGATGAGTTAACAGTCATACTATTCAATTCAATGAGCTCGCAATCAACTCTCAAAACAATTTCTTTATTAAAGAAATTTGATATATTCAATAACATTATTGCCCTCGAACTTCCTATATCTGGATATGATACAGAAAAAGAAATCGTAATTCAGACTATTAACTCTCTTTTTCATGAATTTATAGCTGATTCTACAAACAAATGATTATATACCCAATTATTATATTTATTGTAACTGTACAAGAATATAGGGAAAAGAGTGGTTGTATTATTCAACAGTTTTCTCTATACTTCCGCATTCAGAACGTTCAATTTCTACTTATTTGATACCAAGATAATCCCAAAAAGAAAGTCTACCTTTTACATTCTCAATAGGACTTTCAAAAAGTATTGGATTAGCTAATACCCAGTTATAAACTTCTTTTTCAGCCCAGATGGAAGAATGATTCTGTACACAATCCACTATCTCAATGCTACCGATAATGGAGCCTGTACAAAAACTAAAATCTTTCCACTCTTTGTTTTCCGGTAATGCCAATAACTGCTCATTGGTAAGTATTGAATCATAGAAATTATCGTAATTCAAAGGTTTACCGCTTGAATGAATCAGTACCCTCTGTCCTAAGTATTTCTTAGGACACGACCAAGTACGGTTCTCAATGTTTTTAATACCGTGGACTATCAAAGAAGCCCACGGTTGTTTTATTGTTATTGCTTTCATTTCTATTCTTTATTCCTCCAATAGTTTTAGCAGTGATTTTTTATACTCGTCTATTTCCTTAATAGCATCTTCTTGACCTGATTTTGCATCATTTATCATTAAATCTGCTACTCCCTCCATTATTTCATCCTTATGCCTATTCAGATATTTGATAAAGTATTCCTGCATCAAATCAGTATCCATATTTGCTATATCCGAATATGTGTCTCCACTTCCATAACTGCCAGAAAAAGAAGAATAACAAAGATTACTTATATTCATACTCTGAATACTCTCCCTTCTGCCAAATCCATCTGTATGCTTATCTATTCCACTATTGCTATGGCTTTGAAACTCTTCTCTGATTTTAGGGAGAGTTTCTTTAATAAACTTTTTCAGTTTTCTGCCAGTAGTGATTAACTTACTTAATTCTTTTGCTGTCATCATCAGTCTCCTTTCTTTTTAATCCGTTCTAGTACATCTCTGTTGGCTTCCAATATTTCATCGAAAGACAGAATAGGCATCCAACATATAACCTTAATATCATCCTTTTCGACACTTTTTCCTAAATATGATATATCACTATCAGTAGTCCATATACCATTTTCATACGTGAATACATCTATATGCTTACGTGATTCAGCTTCTCTATCATCGTATTTATAGTAATATAAAAATCCGACTAAAACACGCTGCTCTTCATCTGGTAATCGTTCTTCTACTCTTATCCATGGAGATTGCTTTTTCTGCCACTCAACACCAGATGCAAAAACTTTACGCATATATATTTCAATCACATGCGGCTGATTGATGCGATTTGCTAATTGAGCTACCAATGATTTAAAATTCATATCTGTTCTTGTTTTGAATTACTTTTTTATTACAACTGCCATAGTACTAACAGTTGTTCCACTTTCCTTGAATTCACCGGCTCCGATTTCAAAAACTTCTCCATGAACTTCTTCCAACCATTCCCGGAAGTCAACACATTTCTTTTCAGACGCGAATTTCCAATGCTGACTGGTAATAGCTGCAAGAATTCCACCTTCTTCCAAGCGTTCATACATAAGTCTTACATGGTCAATATCCTGATTACCGGAAAACGGAGGATTAGCAATAATTTTAGTGTAATGTCCTACACTGTCTTTCGTAAAATCTTCATCAAGCAATATTACGTTATCAAGTGTATGAAGAAACTCCCTGTTTTCTGGCATCAGTTCATAGCATTCAACTGTTACTGACGGGCACGACCGGTGAATCGCTTTTATCAGAGCACCACGTCCGGCACTTGGTTCAAGTACGGTATCTGTTTCGTGAATTCCACCGGCAAGCATTACCAGCCAGTCTGCAATATCAGCAGGTGTTTCAAAGAACTGAAAATCTTTTTGCAAATCGCATCGCTTACCTTCTTTCAAGATGGAGAACACACGTTCCGGATTAAAAGGAAATGTGAATCCCTGTATCTTACCTCCCTGCCATGAGCCGCCAGCTTCTTCTATCCATTTCTTTGCTTCAGCATAGGATTTCTTATTGAATTGTACTTTCGGAAGTTTGAGAACACTATCCTCAAGAGTACAATGTTTCAGTATTTCTTCCACATTCCATTTCTTACCTTCATCAGCCTGCTTCTTCTTTTCATCATCTGGAGCGTCTGGCGCTAACAGCGAAGATATTTTCGCAATAACCATATTACTCGCATCCATGAAAGTATTAACACAGGAAAGCGCTTCCATAAGAAATTCAGTATCAACATATCCGGCAGCGTCATAAACATCTATGCCTTCAGTCATATCCGACAATTCATTGAGCTGGGCTACACTACCACGTAACGTTTTTATTAAAGTCTCTTTGTTGTTCATCATAACTTTTTTGTAAATAAATTCTTGTTGTATCTACACTACCATGACCAAGAAGGTCTGCTAATTGAATTACATCTTTGGTTTTCTTCAGGAACATTTTAGCAAAGAAGTGCCGGAAGGCGTGAGCGTGCATTTTTTTCGAATCAATACCACAATGTTTACCCCATACTTTCAGATGCTGTGAAAGACCTCTTTGAGTCAACGGCCCGAATCTCCCAACAGCAAGAGTACCGGACTTGCCTGTCTCCTTTATATAGTCCTTCACTTCCCTCTGCAATTGCTTTTGGAAAAAGAAACGCCGATACTTGTTCCCTTTCCCTTTCAAAACAACTTCGCCGGCCGCTATATCCTCCCACGTGAATTGCTGAAACTCCGAGAGCCGAGCTCCTGTAGTACCCAATACCTTAATGAAGAAATAGTAATCCTTGTTGAGTTTTGTTTTCAGATACTCCAGTAACCTATTATATTCCTCTTCTGTCGGCACATTGTTTACATCCAACTTGCGTTTCATTCTAGGTCGTTTCAGTTCAATAGGTTTCTTCACCCATTTGGAGAACTTCTCAATGGCTGTAATACGTAATCGAATGGTAGCTGGAGAAAGTTTTTCCTCTTCAAGGCTTTTTATAAATCGTCTGCAATTATCCATATTTAGTTCATTGGCGTATTCAAAATATTTTCTCAACGAGGTATAATAGACATCAATTGTGTGAGAGGAATAATCATTGTTATCAGTCAACCATATTATAAAATCATTAAGCAGTTTCTTATTCTTCTCTGAAATAACCTCAAGTTTCTCCAAAGGCTTTACAGCCTTTTCCCGTCGGCCATATCCGATTTTAAGATAAGACAATAAATCACAAACAGCCTCACACATAAACGAATGGCGCACCATAGCATCAGCATTTTTATGTTTATATTTATAATAACCATGACGATTGATTTCTTCGGAATTTTCAAGAAAATCAGTCACATATTTGATGTATTTCCCGATGCTATCATAGCTCCTACCCGTCGTATACAGGTAGGATATGTAATCTACCAATATTTGTTTTCGTTTATCATCCATTTTTTTGATTTGAGAGTTAATACTTCATCCCGTGCATCTTTTCACGGAGTTCGTTATACTTCATTTTCTGCTCGATGTGCCAAAGCAGGTTTATATCTAAGTGCTTGGCAAGCCCGAAGATAGATAGTATCATATCATTCACGGCTGTAGGAAAATCAAATATTCCGTCATATCTAACGGGAAGTGTAGAGATGGAATAGATTGATTCGGTAAAACTTTCGCCTTTACAGGCTTCTGCCATATCTTCAATACAGTCCTCAATATCTCCGTTGGCAAGTTCAAGGCTTATTCCTCGAAGCCCTGCCAGGTCAAGCAAGCGGATTACAGCATCGGCTAACTCTTCTTCGATTGAACCTTTAATGGTTTCGTTATATGCGACTTCGTAACCGCGCTCTTTGGGAATGTCAGGGTCTAACCCTTGACAAATACGACTGGTTGAGATTTTCTTCTCGAACCAATCAACATTAGCACGCTTTCCCCTTCTATCTGCTTCCACAGCTTCCATAAGTTCAGATATTACAAGACAAAGAAAATGTTCATTACTCAATTCCTGATCGTGAAACCCGTGCCCGCAGGCAGTTCTATATGCTTTGTCTCTTAATTCATTTAATTTCATTTTACTCATCCTTGTAATGCTTAAATATATCTATCCAATTCCTTTTCTAATAATTCTCCATCTATTTCAGGAAACAGCCTCAGAACTAAATCCAAAGATTTGCAATAATTGTTACTGTATTCTTCAGTATCCATTAATCGAAGTACCATAGAACAAAAGATACTTTTTGTGTCTTTTAATTCGCCTCTCATCAGCAATTTTGATAGTTCGATAATTTGACCAGTAGGATTATGAAAACTTCCGTTTATATATTGAAAAATTAGTCTTCCTTCAAATTGGCATATTTCACAATCTAGTTCACAATCAATGTACTCTATTTTACCATTTATGAATTCACAATAAACACATTCACTATTAGAAGCAAATAAAATTGCAAAATCATAGATATCATCACTATTACCTACAATTATTGAAGTAGATTCAAGAGTTTCCGAAACACCATTATTCCACTTTGCATCTTCAATAAGTTCCCTCACATATTCTTGAACTCTTGTGATGTTCTGCTCTATTAAATCTTTTTTACTCATAATTTCAATTCAATTAAGTTCGATTATTTTTTTGCAATATTCTCCCAAAAAACAGCACCTTCAGGAGTATTATAAAAAGGGAATGAAATAGCTAGAAACCGATGAAAACAGCAATCAACATCTAACAAATTGTTCATCCGTTCTTCATTTGTCATTGAGAAGTCAGGACACTCAATATTAAATGTCTCATTTGCTCTTTCTGTATTATATTTCCATTGATTGAAAATACCCAGTCTTTCTAATTTTTCTATTTTTTCATTCCTCTTCATATTGATTGACTTTTAATGCTTTACGTCTATAAAGGTAATCGTTATTGACAAGTTTAGCAAACAGAAACTTCGCCATTTTAACGCCATTTTAATCAGTTTTTTTCTTCAACAATTCACGTCTAAATCTTTCCTCTAAATCAAAAATGGTTTCTCCACTATTACGACGATAGGGCCTATCGGTATTTAACTGAAGTTCTTTCAGCTTTTTCCAATACCATGGAAGGTACAAATACATATTCTTCAACTCCTTCAAATTCTTATTTCCACAACACCAGCAACTCACACGATCAAGTAGTTCATATAGCCTTACTCCATCCTCACACCAAACAAAGCCTTTTGTATAACAGTACTGGAGTGCATCTGCTTCAGTAATGCCCCAATCACGAAGTGGTAAAACCCGATTTGGTCGTTTTTCCTTTTCAAAGCGATGGGTCTCATCGGCAGCAATACCGACATAATCAATTCCGTCTTTTGTGTGAGCTTTCAATGCACGAAGTTTTTCACTCGTTCCCCACCGGCATGTTCCCCCACACCAACTATATCCTTTTTTATGGATAATATTGGTCCCTCTTTTCTTAACCGGCCTTTCAAACATTGTCCAAAGAAAAGGTTGCTCCGGATGCAGTTCTGTATATTTAATGCCAAGTTTTTTAAGAATTGGAAGAACAGCATCACGAGTGTTATAGATTGCCTGAAATTCCATACCTGTATCATAGAAAACGACTTCATCCAACTGATATCCTTTATCTATTAGCATGAAAAGCATTGCCAAGGAATCCTTTCCAAAGCTGACTGAAGCATAATATTTCATACAAAAAATTTAATAGACAAGTCACTTTTTCTTCTTTGCCCTCTGATTATTAATCTGTGACATACACATACGGCACCAGGAAGTCAACAAATGATATTCCTTACCTTTTCTCACCACTATACGATTGTAGAACCGGTTCAAGTAGAAGTAATTTCCGCAATGGGTACATTTTTTCATTTCACGTCCTGAATCATCTATAATCCGATTACGCGGCTTACGACGAATTAGAGTACAACTTTTACACTTCTCATCAGTTTCGCGGTGCCGCCGGCAATGTGATAAGGATTTTGCTCCACATTTAGCAAACACCTTACAATCTCTACGAGGTATTGATTGACACACATTCATGGCTTCCTCGCATTCAAGAATTTATTTACTACACGAGAAAGTACATCCTCATTCTCCGGCATCAGCCATTCTTTTGCAACGTTCCAAGCAATACTCATAGCAGGATTGAAGTTATCCTTCCTGACTGTGTGATGAGACAAACGTCCTTCAGTGGGCTTCAAACCCTTATCATGTAAGATACACAGTCCATTCTCGAAAAAAGCACAATACTCCTTACCAGCAACGGGCTGAATCATCGGAATAGCAATATTAATAACCCCTAAGAATATACCAGCAGCCCAGTTCGTCAGCGCTAACCTGTCGGCATAACCTGCATCAATAATTCGTTCAATATCATCAGGAGTACCTAAACATGGCGTATGACATTGTTGTTTACAAACACTGCATGAGCATTGTACAGGTACACGACCTGAAGCCCTCATTACCCTTTGTAATGAGGTTTCTTTTGATAATTCTCTCATAGTAAATTATTTGAGATACTACAAATTATTAAACATCGCCCCACAGCTTTACTGCAAGGTCATAATTTTTTTTAGCCTCTTTTACTGCTTTATTGGCATAAGCCATAGCGTATGTATGCTCGCGTCGGTACTTACCGGACTTCAATCCTTCGTGATATTCTTTTGCTTGTTCCAACTTATGTTCGTAGAAATCTATACTTTCCGGCATGGACAAGTTTATCGTATTAGCCCTTTTTTCCCAATACTTCGCAACTCTTTCATGTTCGGCAGCCTTATCGCTAAACTCAACGCTTTTCCCCATATTGTTCCACGCATCATCTATCGCTTTTCTGTGTCGCTTCTCGCTATGATGTCCCACTTTGATAGGCTCACCTAGAGAAAGAAAATCCTTATCTTTATTGGACTTGTTGTAATATTCACAGCTTTTCTGTACAGCAGATGTAGCCCATTCATGACGACGTTCAGCTCTTTGTTTGGCCCACTCTTGCACATTAAAGCCATCAGCCCGTACGATTGAGTAGTAATAGAATCCATCACGTTCGTAAATGAGGTTGAAAACAATACATTCATTTTCTTTTCCATACTTGGTGGTAACTTCAATAGTTTCACCTTTTTCGTGCTTCTCATCACACTTTGCCAAAAATACATTTGGCGCAAATTTGTAATACGTGTTCATTTTTTTAATTAAATTGGTTTGACTTATATGAAAAATGATGAAACCACAGCTACTTAGCCGTGGTTTCATCATTAAATAACTTTGGTTGACTGGGTTGAACCAAATCATCGAATAAACCAGGAGCACGAGGTTGTAACGCCTTGTATTCTTCCTGAAAGAATTCTTCTTTGGTTCTCCCATGTTTTTTACCCTTTCGTGTATGTACATCGAAAGTGTAATCTGGAATAGGAATAGGGTAACGCCTGACATCATTTATCCACTTTTCTATATCAATATCCTTTCTATCATAGATGAAGTTTTGCAAATGATCCGCATCACGATTCTTTCTACATTCACAAAGGAGAATAACAGCTTTACTGACAAATATCCTCCCTTTGGGTTCAGTAGCAGTCTTGTTTACCAGCTCATGCCCCTGCCACAATGCTTCTATCTCTTTAGTAATGATTCCATAGCAATCTTCAGCACTAATGGTAAACAGACGCTTCCACACATAGTCGCGGTACCCACTCGCCCAAAGTTCCAATGCAAAAAAGCCGGCTACCCCGGTGTCGGCTCGCCTAATGGCTTTCTGCATTGCAGAACTCACCTCAAAGAAATCATATCCGCAAACTGTTCTTATAATCATAATTCTAATTTAATGGTTTGACTTTTAGTTTATTACATCAGTAAAATTAGCTAAAAAAGGCGAATATGACAAACAGAATGGACGCCATTTAAACGCCTTTTTTACAGACTATTAGAATTTGAATTTGCATGATATATTATATTGAACGAGCTGCTTTGTTTTGTCTTTCCCATTAGTGGTTGCACTCTTTAGCAAAATACTATCACCAAAATTCTTTTTGATAAAGAGGATAGATTTACGTTCCTCTTCCTGATTCCTTATAGAAGCAAGCCCACCAGCGTTTACAAAAGTGTTCTTTTGCTCAAAATTATACCGCAAATCGGTTAAAACCTTACGTTCTTTGTACTTCATGTAACAAGAAATCCAAAAATCTTCCTTCAAACGTATTTCCTCATTCCACCAAGTGTTTTTGTTATAGATTACTCCATAACTGCAACCGGTTATCATTTTCGAAAGAGAAAGAAAAGCGGATTCATCATACATTACCGGCGATATCCGAGCGGTGAAGCCAAACAGATGTACATCCATCATACTGGCCATCTCAAATAATGACTGAATGATATTGGTTATCTTATCTTTATCCTTTATCCGGCTAGGTTCTCCTTTTTCCACATAAATAGGTTTGCAGGCATGGACATCATCATCAAGCATGAAAAGTTCTCCAAAATGCTTTGCCATCCAGTTACGTTTCGGGATGAGGCCCATAACGTCGTCAGGATGAGTAACAATTTCACATTCCGGGTTAAATTGTTGATATAAGTCAGCTTGACTTTCAGCAACGCAAATGATAGGATCGTTCACCAACTTTTTAGCGAACACCCGGTCATGGCGTTTATGACTTGGTATTACTATCTTGCAGGGCATGGCGAACGTCTTTTATATCAATTACATTGGATTTACTTATTTTCCCGGTTTTATACGACTTCATGTGCTGCATGTCCAGCCTTTCACGAAGCCAGTTGCTATCTACCTCATTACTTGAGGTGATGATAAACAACTCATGTTTTTCGTCATACTTTGGAATGAGAGGATAAATGGCTGTATCATCCGTGATGGCATCGAAGCGCTCTTTAAATTCATCCTCTTTCCTCTCCGGGGCAAATTCGATGCCCCAGTCTTGGAGTTCCGCCTTATTCCACTCGTTTTCCATAACGTCCAAATCATTCTCACCAAAATTGACATTATCTTTAGTGGCATATTCCCTCAACTTCTTAACGGGGGTATCAGGTGCCAGAATTTTACAAGGCAGTTCTTTATAACCTAACTCCTTGCAAGCTCGCAAACGTAAATTACCACAAACAACAATATATCTGCCATCATTGTAGGGAAAAACT